CCTTCAGCACGAGCCACACAGCTGTATTTCTTTTCACTTGTTATGTACAAACTCTGCTCAATCTGCACACAACCTTAGTTCAATGTCATCATTACGCCTGCAAAGATAGTACTTTTCTTCGAAACCATCAAACATTTTGCTGATTATTTTCAGAAAACAGCAAGAAAAGGCCCCGATGCATTGCTGCACCGGGGCTGAGTTGAGTTATTGAACATGTTAGCTATGCTAACTGCAATGCGCCACAAGGCTATGGCGACTTCTGTCTTATGGGGAACGATGACCCCAGCCTCATTATATCCTGTCCGCAGCCGCACGCAAGCGATTGGAAACATCGCAAAGTGCTCCACGGAGCATAACCTTCTCTTCTTCGGTGAAACCGCCTACACCACCATTTCCGTCAATACCATCGAGCTTATGATAAAGCCATGATGCCGATTTTCCGAAATAGGTATGTGCTATCTCGCGCCATGATACCGTCATCTGGATATCCTGTATGCGCTGCTTTACTGTGCTGTCCTTAGCCTGCTTCATTGTTACTTCCATAATCTTATGCTTTTAATGCCCTCCCCGAAGGGAAGGCTGTTGTTAATACTTGGTGTAATACTCTGGTGGCTCAATCATCTCATCAAACAGCTGCTGAGCGTACCATAATAACTGTGGGTTACCTCTAGGGTATGACTTCCGGAAATTTCTGATAGCTTCTATCAGTTCTTCCTCTTTTTCTGTTACTAAAATCTTCTTCATATCGTTTTATTTTAAGACTCTGCAAAGATACTACTATTTTTCGTAGTAGCCAAATATTTTATACGAAAAATCGTAGTATTAACTATGTTTAAGCTTTCTGTATGTGAAAAGGTAGAAAATGAGCGGGAAATTTTCAGAAAACAGCAAGAAAAAAGCCCCGATGCATCTCGCACCGGGGCTTCCTGATAATTTTGATAACTTTATAAACTTGGAAAACCGTACTCTACAACAAGAACGATAGATTTCCATATGAGAATTAGAACACACGCTTGTGCAATGTTAGAAGATCATATTACTATAACTAATAATCATGAGTATAAAAAAGATACATCTAATATAAAATTCAGCCAAACTATACCTATAAACACTTAAACCTATTTTCTAAACATAATAATCCTGGGATAAGAGAGCCTGGAGTGCGGGTTCTGACCCACCACCTCCATGCGCACACCCTTTGTCCCGTAACGAAAGAAGAGGAACCTCTTCGGCACACGATGAACAATCATCTGGAGGGTATCGCGACTCTCGATATGCACCTGCATGCTGTCACCCTCGATTTCGCCCCGCAGGGTTATCCATGGATCACTCCAGGAAACCGTCTGCGAGACGTCGGGCGGTCGGTAGGAACCGGAAAGAAGCCGACTGCATGTATCGTGAGGAACCGGCCGGATGGCTGCCTTCACGTCTACCTGGGTGGTGGCAGAGGTTGTAGCTGCCGCCATGATCCGGCTGTTCTTTATCTTGAGTTCCTTCCTGTTAACGGCAAGGAGAGAGTCCGGACTGCGTTTCAGATCAGACGTCTTCAACGTGATGGCTGGCACGGAAGCTCTTGGCCTGCCTGACTGCGTGCGGCCTATCTCTACCCTGCCGTTGTGAAGTAGAATATCCTGATTCTCTTTCGTGCGCTCCGACTCGCCCCTGAGGTCGTGACACTCCTTGAACGCCACAACCAGGGCGAGCGGAATCAGCACTAGAAAAATAACCTTAATAAAACCTATAAACCTATTCACAACAAAAATAACAACAAATAACAACAAAACACTTAAAACTTATACACACTTCCGCCGGATCGTCTTGATAATCGAGGTAATGGTGGTGAGGTACGTAGGATCTGTAGCGTACTTGCACCCTACCCCGTCGCATATCTTCTGGGCAAACTTGAACGGGTCCTTGCGGCATGGCCAGGCATCCTTATAGCCCGGCTTCTGGAAGAGACGTTCATGTTCCTTCAGGCAGTCGCCTACAGAGTCGAAATCCTTGAAGGCACGCATCACGGTATAATACCAGAGATTTTTGCCTGCTACCTTGCACACAGAGACGATACGGTCTGGCTCCTTGAACTTCTGTTTAGGAGTCTTGAAGTATTCGTGAGTCTTCACCATGACGATATCTCCGTCCCATTGGCTGCCCTTGGTAATACCGAAAAGGTTAGCCTTACCGATAACCCTTGCACCCCATCCTGTCTCAAGCATCGCCTGGGCAGTAACGAAGGCGGGATCTATTTCAGTTTTTGCCTCCACGGCCGCAGCATACACCTGACGGGCGAAGGCTAATTGAGTTTTACTTGCCATACCTTTATATATATTATAATAATGTATACCTAATTATGCATCATCGGGCGCATCTTTTTCTGAAAAATTGATAGGCCCGCCGCCGATGTAATCTCCCTTGTCGTTAAAGTCCTTCATGCGCTTTACGAAGTTCTTCGGAAATATCGGATATATAGCCTGTATGTTCTCGATAATGGAGAATATCTCGCGTACCATCATGAACACGCAGATGTAAGTTCCTGTCCATTGCATCGCGCCGACAGTAGAGCCCTCTACGGTGGCATGACTTGCAAAATTACTCAGGATCATCAGGAAGATGTAGATTACAATCTTCTTCGTGAACCTGGAGAAGAAGGATTCGCTAGACGCATCCTTGTGGATAAGATGCTTCCATACACCAAGGAAGGTATCGATAGAGATGGCTATCGCTATCCACTTGGCAAACTCCCAGTCCTGATACACATACTGGAACCCTTCCGACACAGCCGTCAGAGGGAGCGAGGTGATTGCTATCATCGGTATATTTCGTTTATATTGTTTCATAACATTTCGGCCTTATGTTTTTTAGACATTGCAAAATTACACAAATATTCCGGAACCGCAAAGGACGCTAGCGCACCATCTGTCGCGACAGCCGGTGAACATCCAGGATATCTGCACCTGTGGCCGAAAGCATGAGGGTCCAGCCGTAGCTCTGGAGTTCTGCAGATACGAACGGAATAATCTCGCAGGTAGTAATACTCTCCCGGTCCATCCAGTAGAGTCCTTCTGTCTCCACATCTGCCATGATACGGGCATGAACCTTCGAAAGCATCTGAAGGGTGCGGTCGTTTGCTATGACTCGCTCGAGCATATCGGCATGAGCAGATAACTTCATTGCTACAGTTACGGCTATGCGCTGGGTACATTGGAAACTCCTGCGCCCATCGCTCTGCATATCCACTTCTCCGTAATCTACGAACAGGAAGGAACCGGTAAGCTTATCGATGCGTTGCTTCAGTTCGTCGAACGACTGGCCGTAAACGTAGTTCTCTATCTCCGGAACCAGTTCTTTCTCGGGCATCTCCTTGATTGCCTTGAGCACGGTAGCATATTCTTCCATACTGCTCTCGCCCTTGTTGGCAATACCCTTCGTAACTCCTGCAGTAGCAGGAAACTTGGCAAAATATTCGAATAAATCCAATAACATAGGCTTTTATAATTTTGTCGCAGAGAGGTTGTTTCCCTGCCTTAGTTATATAATCTTTTTAACTATCTCCAGAGGTAGTCCTACCTCGTCTGCTATCTTGGCCAACTCCATGCCGGTAGCCTTCAGGCTCTTTACTCCCTCGATGGTCTTCTTCCTGAGAATGCGGAGATAGGTAAGCACGTTCAGCTGTTCTACCTGACGGGCATTACCCAGCCCATCCTTGGAGAGATCGTAGAGCGCATCGGTTGCATCGGTAGTAATACTGCTGCCCTCCTTGGGTATAAACTTGGTGAGCAGGGAAAATTCAGTCTTCGAGAAGAGGAAATTATTTACTGCAGTAAAGTTTAGAGCTATCGCCCGGAGTGTGTTGACAGGCAGTTTCTTGAACTTCAGAGCGAGTTTCTGCGCCTCTTCCGAGGAATATTCCCTCTTATCGAAGTAGAGTATAGCAGCCAGCAGAGGAAGACTTTCCTCGCCCATATCGAGCAGCTGGCGCGCCTCGATATACTGAAGGGCCGTGAGCGAACAGGTGAGCGACTTGAAATCTGTATTGACCTCATAGCCATAATAGGCTTTCTTGTCGATAAAGATAATCGGCAACTGCTGCCGGCAGAAACAGAGATCGAGCACGAACTTATCATCTTTCTCCTGGAAGATGAACGAGAGCTGACTGGCTATAGACATGAAGTTCTCCAGGGTTCGCTCATCGCGCTTAATCTTGTTCAGGTTCCATCCCTTCATGTAGCAGAGAAACAGACATTTCACAGCACCTGGGGAAAACTGCCCACTCTCCATAAGAGAAAGCAGCTCCACCAGCTTCAGATATTGGTCAGAAGTGAGTAGTTCCCACGAGTTCGGAATTTCATGTTCTATTCCGTTTGCTCTTACGGTTATCGTCTTTTTCATAAGCTTATGGCATTAAATACATATTGTCGTCCGGACGGTTCTCGGCAGAGAAGGAAAGAAAATCGTTTCCTTCCTGGGCATCGAGGAGCATATCCACATTATGCAGCAGATCTTCCACCTCCCCGTCTAGCTGTGTGGCGAGCTGGAGTGCACGGCTTGCCTCGTCGCTGCCTGAGCGGGTGGCGGTATTGTCATCGAAGAGGTTGCGGATGGTGGCAGGGAACTCCAGGATATCGAATCGTCTGAGAGCCTTCGCCACCGTCTTCTTCACCAGGGCACGCTTCAGCATAGGCAGCGCCTTCTGGGCGAACTCAGCAAACGTCTGGTCTTCTCCTCCCTGGTCGAGCCGGTCGAAGTAGGCGCCTATGCTTTCATCGAGCACCTCCTTCTGGAGAGGGACGCATCGGAAAAAGAAGAGATACGAGAGGTCGATAGGATAAATTTCATCGAATTCATCGGCAGTATCTACCTTCAGCTTGCTAAGCATCTTGTAGTAATTGGTCTTGCGCCAGTCTTCCATGGCAAGACGGATATCGGCAGGATCATCGGCACTTATCTCTTCAGTAAGTTCAGAAATCAACGAATCCATCGCATTAAAGTAGTTCTCCATATAGGAGCGCTTCATGCCTTCCATCTCGTACTTGTAGAGATTAATATCGTTCTTCCTTCGGTTCACGGCATCGAAGATAATCTGGGTAGCTAGCGTAAGGTTCGCCATGGCAGCACGGAGAAAATCCTTGATGCCGCTCTCTTCTTCCTCGATGCTCACAATATCAGAGAACGTATTGTTGCCGATGATGGCAACAATACGTTTGCGCGCAGCTACGGCAGAACCCTGAAGGCTGTCGAAGTCGGCGCTTGTATCTGCACCAGGTGCGCAGTTGCAGAACTGCGCATAACTGGTGAAGAGATTATTGAGTTGAAATTTCTTGTTCATGCCTGTTGCTG